GAATCGTACAGTCAATGATGTACCAAATTATGAAATTCCTTTCTGTCAGGTACTGTATCAGTATGACTTTTATACTAAGGATCTTGATAGATTGTTAAACAAGTGTGGTAATCTTGCTGGAAGTAGTTTGGATCAAGTTAGTAAGACAATCCTTGGTAAGTTGCAAAGTTTTCCTATTTTGAATGCACATGGACACAAGTTCGATATCGACCTCGTCAAGTTTCTTAATGGGCTCGATGATAACTACGAACTTGAGTATAAGAAATTTTTGACTCAAAATATGGAACACTACGAGGCTGTCGGTGCACGTGAAATCAGTCTCAAGAAAGGAACTAGCTTGCTCGCTAAAATTGCTAGAAAATTTGAGTATAATAAGTATCGAATCTTCATGACTTCTTTAGAGAAGAGACCAAAATTACTTCGTAAATTGATAAAAGAAGTATTAGAGAAAGAGATGGAGAAAGAAAACGCCGAATTGCCAGATGAAAAGATCCTTGGAGATAAAGTAGCAGCATTCGTTAGAAATGAGGGAATTGCCGCTATAACACCTGTCCTAACTACCATCTATCGTGATATGATTCGCGAAAACACCAGTACAATTATTAGACCACCCGTGGTACCACACAAACCTTCCCCATTATTATTATCCCACGGTGAATTATATGCTTAGGTAATAAATTTAATCCCTTGTATTATTTAATTTGAAAATGTCAACCGCTTTAGTAAAAGCCGCATCAACCGCAGTTTCTAACAGAATTATTCAACAAACCGCTACAAGAGCTGTAAAGAGTGCAGCACCTGTTATTGCTCGTGCTGCAGCATCTATGGTTTCTAGTGCTGTTAAATCTAGAAGAGCCGCAAAACCGGCCACTAAGAAAGTCGCACCAACTAAAACTACTAAGAACACTAGAAATTTTGCCCCTGTAGCTTATGCAACCAACTTCACCAACAGTGGTAGATCTGTAAGAATCTCCCAGTCTGAAATTGTCGCAGACATTAATCCTGCTGTCGATAAACACTACTGGCCTAGAGAAGATACAGCTAAAGATTTTACCATTGCCTGTTTCCCCATTTCACCTTCAAATACAAC